ACAGCATCCTGAGTATAGAGCTTTCCATAAAGAGTCGATGCTGTCTCCATCGTCGTATCGATGAAGTCAATCTGCTCATTCATGTAGATGTAGTTGGGTTGTGCCATGGTAGAGTTATAGTTTAAATTCACTATATATAATTTCAAATTTTTTTGTTTTCTCAAGTAAAAAAAATTTGAAAATAGATTTTCCCTATTATTTATGTAACAAAATGATTTTCCTACTCGTTGAGCTATTTTTCAGAACCGCGGTATTTACCATTACGGCGATTATGAGTGTTCTCATATGTATACTGACAGGTAGATGTATCACAGATGGATATAATGATACACACCGCCGCCGTGTGTCATTCTAAAAACTACATAAAGCATAAGTTAATTCTTAGAGATTTTTTCGTTTTCTTTGGAAAGACATGACGAGCCCGCATGTAATTTTATCTTTGGAAGAGGTTTGGTCTCTTCATATGCACATGTACCGCAATGATCTGTATTTGCCGTATCAATTTTCCAGTCATTTTTGCTCTTATCCTTCAGACACCATCGCCCAAGAGGAGGTGGACTTACTCCCCTAAGATGAGCAAAAAGGCGTTTAAACATTTTATAGTTATCATAACGCAATAAAATTAAATCAATTTTTTTAACGGCGGCACAGCCTTCTAAACTGTGTTTAGTAGGCGAACTTAAGCGCACAGCCTTCTAAACTACGTTTAGTAGGCGAACTTAGGCGCACAGCCTTCTAAACTACGTTTAGTAGGCGAACATTAATGCAGCACGACCACCATAGATGCGAAAGATATTATATGTCTCTGCCCAGATAAAAATCCAGAATCTCTCTATACTTGTTCCAGGTATACAGCCTCGAGCAGATGCCATTGTAAGTTCAAGATCAATGCGCCGAATCTTATCCAGATTCGCTTCTCCAGATGGTTGACTCGGTGGAACAAATCCATTCAAGACACCAAACGGCAAATTATAATAATACCGATTGAGCCAAGGAGACTTTCGTTGATTGATACTTGGTAAAATACTACGAAACATCGCAGAAACCTCTGTGCCATAGCGTACAAGGCGACCTTCATAGATAAGAGCAAAATCACTAATTGGATCTGAATCCCTTGTACTATAACCAGGTACATAGTCGCCTGTAAAATAGGCAGCATTCAAGCCACTCGCGTCAGGCCACCAAGGTGCTACTGGACAATCTGTGCCACTCAAATCACGTGTCGCAAGAAAGGGCGCATTATAACTAGCAGCCTCATATCGTTGCGCATAAAAAAAGAGGTCACGTGTAGGGTTTGGAATTCTTAATGGCACAGATACTTTAGCAAATCCTCTTGTATCATAGGGTTCAATCCGATAATGCTGCGGAATGGGTAGAAGAATATCAGCAAGACGGAAGCGATTGGCTTCAGGTTTATCAAGATAGATATATTCCACCATAAGATATGTATCTCCAAGTGACTGTATAAGTGGCATAGCGATTCCAGGAAGAATACTAGCGGCTTGACCATTGAATGTAAACGGACCCGCGGGATTTGCGATATAAAAGGGTGAGCCGAGAATGGGTGGATACACTTTTCCTGGTTGAACGGCGATAGTTGGATCAGTCACAATATCACTTACAAATGTATCTCCTAATGCGGCAAAATTAATTGTAAGACGAACGGCATCTGTACTAATGGCATCAATTGGCAAGAAAGCACCTGCGTCTCCACGACTAAACCAAAAAGGAAGCGGAACGGCTACTTGTGTAGGAGAGTTCCAACCGATTTTCTTCTTGGTAAAGCCATTATCATATCGCTGAATCAGCCGATTGACCGATGTAACCTTCTCTAGAGGCGTGCGAAACTCATCGAGAACCTCCAAAAGCTGCGAATCAAGCACTTCTGTACGACTACCTCCAATATCAATCTGCGCACTGCTCACAAGTACGTGACCAAGTGAGTTCGTCCAGCCAAAGGTCGGTCCTAAAAAGGTTGCGCTCGCAACTGCGGCTGCTGCGGTGCCAGCAAGTTGCGGCGTAGCAATATCGGGTAGATTAACAACTAGATACATACGACTAATCAAATGCCCCTTTCGCGGAAGAGTGACACTCGCTGCCTTTCCAAAATCCGGACTTTGGTCGAAATCAATTCGTGACCACTGCGTTGTAAACCGTCCCGCCTTAATAAAAACCTTAGTAAAAAAATCGATTTTTGGTTGACCCTTTGGGCTCAGCAGTCGAAGGTCTTGTATTCCAGACTGAAGAATTTTGAGGAGTGCCGCAACCATCTATCTATGTGCGCGTTAGATAGAATAGAAGACAAAGCGCAGACCATACTCCTTCATACACTTCTTCAAGAAGACCTCACATGACTGGCAAGGCTGTGAGAAACGACTCTGTTCTGTACGACCCATGCGAAAGACATACATATCCGCTCCACGAAGAAGGTCTGTATTTCCGATTTTCTTGACGACCGCACGCTCTGCATGAATGCTCCAGTCTGAATATCCACATCCCATATGCCGTGCACCAAACTGATTACACGCCTCGGCAAGAATCTTACCACGCTTTACGATAAAGGCGACATGAATATGCGCCCAACCTGAATTTGTAAGAGAGTTATTCTCAAACTTTGCACCTTCATTTTCAAAGAGATTCTTTGCAAAGGTATGTGCAGGCTTCGGTTCCTTCGCCACACGATTTGGATACTTATTAAAGCGACGAGGTGTGGGAAGTTGCGAGGTCATTTTAGCTATACAATTGAAAACACTATACTATAATTTCAAATTTTTCCTTTAGCTATCAAACATTCTATTTCCAATGCCGTTCTCAAAACGGAGCCAGCGCAGACCAATCACATAGACGACGACTTCCCATTCTTGATTGTAGGCTCCACCAGGAGGCATGACAGTCAGAGTTAAACGAACACTCTGCGCCCTCGACGCATTTAGAGTTCCAGACGGTTGATGATCCGACGGTTTCTTCGCAATCGGGTAGCCATAAATATAGGAACTATAGGAAGTGATTCCTCCAAGATGATGACGCGCTAAGAGCTGACGGAAATACTCCTCCTCGGCACTAATTAATTCAATTCCATTCACTTGGATCGTCGCCGATTTTAGAAATGCCTTTGGTGGATTGAATACGGGGTCATATTCGCCACTTATCACGGATGTATAGTTTGACCATTCATTATTTTCAATAATGGCTGCCTTGCGCCTCACAAACCAGATAATCTCTTCAACTGGATGATTCGCTTCTAATGGTAATTGTACGGTAATCGTATCATTTACAGATTTATTAACAAGATATTTAAGAGGTTCTGAAAAGGTGAAGGTCTGGACTCCACGATGAAGCATTTCAAAAGGTGTATAGAGCATTCGTTCACGTATAAGACCTTGAAGATAGGCTCCATAGGTTACTAACTTAAAATCTTCAAATGCGGGAGGATCTGCCGCTGCTGTGATTTGTATGGTGGGTCGGAATGGAAATCCATTATCAATAAAACTGAATGTCTGTCCCAAGGGCGTTGCCGTACAGGATGAGCGGAGACCATTCGCAATACGTACACAATCTACAAAGGGTCGCAAAGTAATATGAATACGAACAGTTCCTTCACGACACGCAATGAGTGGAAATGCCTCTTTCAGTTTAGCACGACTGAAAAAGAATGATAAGGGAACCATAAGTTTTCCTCCTTCCGTGGGAAAGACACGATTCGGATTCCAAGTCGTAAGACGACCAAGAGTTGAAAATCCAGTGCCATCGACATTGGTTCCAATCTGTGCATTTGCATCTAACAGTACACGTCCCGCAGTAAAGGCAAAATCACCGTCAATTGTTTCAATTATCTGGTCTTCAATCTCTAGCTCAGCTTTTTGAACTAAGACAGTACCAATGGAATTTGCATAAAACCATGCGCCACTTGGGTCGACATATTGGTAACGACCAGATAGAATACGAAGAACAGTGGTCGGGTCAAACCAATGACCGAGCCGAATTTGTAGAAAGACACCAAATAAAAGGTCGCCACATGCGACTGAGCCAACATCGAAGGAAAATCGTTGACCGAAGGCAGCGGGACCACGGAAGGCAAAGGTCTGAACGGCGGGAACAAAAGGGCGATTACGTCGCTCCTGGTCGCGTGCGAACCATGTAGTTTGTGAGCCAAGTGGTGTGAAATAATCGTCTTGACTATCACGGGTAGCCAAATCGATTAAGGTTGTTATATCGCCGCGTGGTCTTGACGCCATCTCTATCTATAGATAAAGAAGTGTTTATACTATTTAAATTTATTATGCTAGGAAAAAAGGGCTTGAAAAAACTAATGGACCGGTTAAGAGTCCTGGAAAAAGATGACCGCTAAAAGTTACATTATTCGTCGTTGCCACACCTTGTATAGCTACTTTATACCATACTCCTGAAGAAACAGGAGCAAAAGAATAACTAGTTAATGTAAAAATAAAATTTGGTTTTGTACCTGATGTAACTATAGGAGCATATGTTGGAATATTCGCTTCACCATCAGGCTCAAAACCAGAAAGGTTAAATACACCAGATCGATTTGCAGTAACATATGTTCCAGTCTCTGTTGCACTAAAATAAAGCCCATACCCCCATCCTATATTAGGTAGAAGATTTTGATTTGCATTTATTGGAGTTATGTTAAATGTTACGCTTAAATGAGTCGTATCATTCATTGTAAAAGTATTTATTATAGCAGGAGTTACACTTGGTAGAGCATATACACCAGATGCAGTACTAAAAAAAGGAGAAGGTCTAGCGATATTATTTGGTGCTCTTGATTCAATATATAATTTATTGTAGTTATCGCCTGATATCGAACTTGTAAGAGTTATTGTGGCTCCTGGCGCAAAATTAGTTTCGGCATATGTAAGAGTTCCATTATTTACAGTAGATACATAGGTATTAGGGGAGTCAGTTGTATTTGTATAAAGAACCCAGTAATATATTACATCTTGATCGGTAATTGGAGGTGACTGCATAGTATTTTGAGGCGCAATTCTTACATTTGCTAATGTATTAACAGCAGTAATAGTAAATGTTACACCCGTAACCGTTTGTGTCACAGGATCATAGAAAGAATAATTAGATGGTTCTGAAATAGTTGAATCCGAAATATTACCACGCATATCAGACGCAACCATTGCGGCAGTATAGTAATAACCTGTATTAATATAGAAGTCTATATTACCACCACCTTGACTATTACATAGTTGAATACTATAGTCATCTCCTCCCCCAACTGATTGCGCACCTTGAAATTGTGTATAGAAACCTATGGTACTACAAGTTGTATATGTTCCTTCAGCTGTTATATTCGAATATAAACCGATTGTAAATAGAGTACTTACTATGCCTGTAGGATTAGGAGGTGCTGCCATTGAAAAATTTAAATTTATATTAAGAGCAGATGCGTTAATTAATGTGCTAAATGCAGTAATTGAAGGAGTGGACATAAGCGATGGAGTATGTTGTACAGCTATACTCTGTGAATTGGATGAAGTTCCACCACCACCTGTTGAATTAGTAGTAATATATAAATAGTCATTTACATAATTTATTGTGTAAAACTTGTAGACCATAAAATAATATTCGGATGTTCCAAATACACTTGAGACACTTGTAGTCGATCTAGTTCCAGAATCAATTAGTACTGAGCTTGTTGAACTATATAAACTCCATGAATAGTTAACTGGATTTACTTCATATGAAGTAGGAATTGGTACAGGATTCCAATTAATATTAGCAGTTGAATAAGTTTGATTATATATAAATGAGACTACATTTCCAGATGGAGGATATGGAATTACTTTTGGTTTTATAGCAAGTGGACCACTAAAAGAGTCAGACGTTTCCGTAGATGTTATGAGACCTGTGTTAGCTCCAAATGAATGGTCGGGAGCTGTTTGAGTCCATGTAGGTTGAAAATATGCCATATGGCTCTGTTTACTAGATTAGATATAAATTTATATGGGCGCGACGAATAAGTATTGGTGTATTAACTATTAATTCCGTATATTTTGGATTCACCAGCACCACCATTACCACCATAAGTCTGACCATCACCACCAACGAATTCTCTGGTTGGGATATAATTATTACTACTACTACTTTGTATCAATACAATAATACCTCCACCTGAAGCTCCTCCACCAACAGTTCCATTATCCTCTCCATTCACTCCATTTGCTTTTATATTACCTCCAGTATCAAATGCTCCCTCAGTAATAACAAGAACGACTCCTCCTGTTCCATTAAAACCGTTCGTACCACTTCCAGTTCCACCAGGATTTCCTGTTCCACCAACAGTGTCACCATAAGCATCACTATAAGGCGCTCCAGTACCTCCTGCTCCACCTTCACTACTACCAGCCGTTGCTCCCGCATATTCAGTAGTTGAACCACCTCCTGAACCACCTGAAAAACAACTTCCATTACCTCCTGTACCACTAAAATAATTATTACCAACAGCTGAACCACCACCCCCTCCACCCGTACCGCATTCTATATTAAATGCGTCTTGTACAAAACTGCTACCATTATTTGTAGGTGGATTGTTGACCCCAGCACCTCCTATACCACCCGATGATGAAATCACTGGACTTACAATATTTGTTCCAACACCGGTGAGAGTATATACACTGCTCGCAATCGGTACATCAAAACTTCCAATATTGGCACCTGTAGAACTTGAATTTCCTCCACATGCCGTCATCGAAATAATAGATGTAGAATCTGCAAAAGCTAATGTACCAGTGACATAGACGACCATAAAGAGTCTTCGTTTCGCATCGGGGTCAGGCGATGTAACTGTAGCTGGTGCTGTATATGATGGATTTACATTTGGAATAAGTGTTACACCTGAACCAATAGTTAAATTACCTCTTACTACAATCCATGTACTAATATCAAGACTTGAACTAAATAGAGTTGCTACCATTGCCTGAGTTAATGTTGTTCCACCCGCAAGTACATTATATTCATACCTTCCACATGGATTACCATTTAATGTAAATGCTCCTCCTGTAGGTAATCTGTTACCATTAAAATTAATTGCTGGATTTTGTACTGTAGTATCTACTCCACATGTCGCAATTGTCCTAGCAAAATCATAGAGTGTCGCAGCATCTGTATCACCTCCTTGAAAAGTAATGGGTGGAATACAAATATAAAGTGGAGAATTAAATGGATATTGTTCAGAATTCATAATCGCACGTCCAGTTCCATTATTATTTGTTACAAAACTATTGTTTTGACCTGGTGTAGGAACCCAGCTAAATGTATACGCCATCTCTACCTACTAGGAAAGATTCGTTTTTTTCCCGCAAACCGTACATATGCCCAGTAAACTATACCAATCTGAATACTATAGAGGACTATATACAAGATTCCAATGTGACACCTATTTAGTTGTCTTGAAAAAATCAGTAAATACATGATAATCACCGTCATACACTAAATATGTAATTACAACGGCAAGAATCACAT